GTTGCCAACGAGGATTACTTTGTTAACGCCTTTACTTGCCATTTATGCCGCCTGTGTAAGTTCTGAACGTCTGATGCCAGTGACGTCTTTGCATTTTTCCTGGTGCTCTGCATAGCCACTAAGCTCCGCCCAGGTCTTTCTGTATTGCTCAGTTAACTTCTTGATGTCAGTTTCGTTATTGGCGTAGGAAGAGAACTCGGCGAGTATCTTGTCCGCATCCACGCTTTGAGGTTGCTCTGGCTCGTTTGTTTGCTCTGCGGGTTGCGGTTCGCTCTGCTCATGCGCCGACCCGACAGGTAATGCCCAGGCTGGCAGGACAGGGGGTTTCCAGTAAAACACGCCAACTTCTTTTGATTTGGCATAGTGGAATCCATTTGCCCGCTCCGCTGAGACAATGGCGAATCCTTCTTCAAGGTTGTAGAGATAACGCCCGATTCCCCACTGCACAGCAGCGCGCTTCATCGCACCAGATCGCCCACCTTTAACTGCTTCCACCTGGGTGTTTTCTGCTGCATCCCATTTTGTGATCCACTCTCCATCCACCTTAATGGAAATGCCGCACTCAACCCCGCCGTTATTAGGGATGTCGCGATATTCGTTACGCCAGCCTGCTTTCCCGCACACTTCATCGAGACGCTTCATGATTGCCCGATTCGTGACGTAGGCCAGCACCTTGGCCCAGATCTTGTTGCCGCTTTTCCCTGCTTGCTGAATGCGCCACTCGATATCAACAGTGGCGAATGGCTCATCTAACAGATTCAGGTTCATGTGAAATCTCCTGCAAATTCTGCCCAGCTAATCACCGGATTCTGGCGTTCTGCTACCAGGTTAACCGGCTCGTCATCTTCAACTGGCGATTCGGGGATCACGTCAAGCATCAGCCGGACGAATGCATCGTCATCCCAGCGTTCCATGGCGCTCATGCTGCACGCTCCTGGTGAAGGACGGTGTAACCCTGCTCAACCAGCCATTCGATGATGACAGCGCCATCCAGCTGGTTAAGCACCTCTCTGGTGTCGACGGTTCCGGCCAGCATTACGCCTTCAAGCTCAAGCCTGATGGTGTTGTGCTGACCTACAGATGTGCGCATCTCTGCGCAATCGCATGTGATGTTCATGATTACTCCTGAATTTGATGTAAGCGCCACCCGGCACCGATTGGCTGCCAGAAGTGAAATGGGGTGGGGGATTACTTGCCGAGGGCTTTGGCTATTGCTGCCTTAGCTTTGTCGAATCTGCAAATGCACTCGAAATCATGACCGCATGACTGAGTATTGCCGGATGATGCGGACATGAAATCTTGCAGTGCTTCAAGCAGTTCCGGCGCGGCGGAGATGAGCTGCGCATCGTACTCTGATCTATCGGTGATTAAATATACGGTCGTGTACACATCACCATGTGTCTCACTTTTTATGTCCAGGCAAGCACGCTCTGGGTGATTGTCATCTACGTACCAATAACCGGGGGTTCCTCTAAATCTTTGCATCATCATTTCCTCAGTGCTGAATTGGTTGGCCGGTGCCGTCGAGCAGAACGTCGATGACACGGTCGTTAACCCGGATGATTTCGGCGTCGGTGTGCAGGTACACCCATTTGCGTTCATGGATAACAGCTGACACGCGGTAGGTGCGGCCTTCACGCAGCGCCATCATGCCAGGCTGAATACACTGGCGAATGATGGGGGTGGTGCCGTAGTGAGTTCCGATCATGACTTCCCCTCCACCTGCTCAAGTAACCCGGCCAGTGCCATCTGCTTGCGGTCCATCGTGAACGAAACGCGCGGATTATCGACCGATGCAAGACGCCACTCGTTATCGTTTAATTCGGTGACTGTGTACTGCTTGCCTTTGTGAGTGACTGTCATGGCAGCTCCCGAGCTTTAATCATGGCGTCTGCCATTGAATAAAATGCTCTGGCCATATCAAGCATCGCCTCTTCATGATTAGTGCCAATGCTCATTGCCGTACCGCTTGCCATGACTCCCTGCATAGCAGCCGTGGCAAAGTAATCGCGAATAGTCATGTCATCAGTCGTTACCGAGACATCTTCAGGGTAGGGAAGGTCATCAAACCTGTAGAGCAGGTCGTAATCACCTGAATCGTCAAACCTGGTGCCATCATATGCCCAGCGATGACCAGCCCATTCGAATGACTGGCCCGTCTTAGTTTCGTCGAACCGAGCCGCAAGATAAGCCGAATGGTCAGGCGAATTTTTATAAACTTTCATTGTGTGTTTCATAATCATCTCCGCCCTTAAGCCGGGCCGCTGAACGTTTAAAGACCTCGCACCATGGCGATTCGCGATAATTTTTCTGCGGTGGATAGCCGCTCTCATAACGCAGCCGCCTCATAAAGCGGCTAGGGTATGAGCAATAAAAAACCCGCCGGAGCGGGTTACTTGATGAGGTCTGCTGCGTATTCGAGGAGGTATAGCTTCGGGGCAAGCCAGATTTTTAGCCACGTCAGGTCTGATAAAACAAGGAATGACGTGACCGTATACAGGAACATAATGGTGCCAAAAAACACTGAGGAAGCACTGATAGTGCCATCTCGGTCCCAGACTAATGTAGGCTTGTATTTTGGTTTGCCGCGGTCCCAGGAATATCCTTCTTCGCCATAAACACCGACCTGCTCTCGCTTCATCATTACCCTGAAAAATTTAACCGCAATCGGGATTGTCGCCAGAATAACCAGTGTGATTATCATGCTTTTGGTGAATTTCCATACCAGCAACTGGTGCACAACATCCGGGATCTGCGCCTGACTGAATGACACCGCGGCATCGATGCCATTCGCCGCCTTCTGAAGCAGCTCAACGAGAATTTTGTTCGCTTGTTCGTTCATTCTTACCCTCTGTAGTTACTCTGTGAATAATGCTGCCTACGTGCATCGCGTATCTTCTCCAGCTCGCAATTCTTAGCGGCCTGGTGATATCTGCTGATGTGGCAGGTCGGAATCCTCGGGTCGAAGTCACGACCGCATACCGGGCACTTGATGCTGTTCTTCATGGGAACCTCACTATCAGGTTTGAATTACGCATCGCTCTCGTAAAAGCGATCTGTAATTCGCTTGTGAGCAGCATTGCCGTTCATCCTGAACCCGCCGCGCTCCCGACGCAGGGTTTACTGTCGCGCCGTTCGACTGACCGAAACGCTGTGTTGTTTCGATGGGCTTATTAAAAACCATAGTTGTTTTATCGTCAACAACAATAGTTGTATTTATTGGCGTATTGGTTTTATTTGGTTGTTTTGAAACGGAATTTATTTTTGATTTCAGTGGTGGTATGTTTAAAAAAACATCAGAAGAGGTGAGTCATGAACATCAACGAAGATAATGCTGGCCTGATTCTCAACGCCTTAGGGCTGGCGGTGGTGGATTTGATAATTAGCGGCACCCCGATCAGCAGGGATAACCTGGTGGAGAGGCTGGAGCGTACCCGGCATGAAACCGGCAATGTGATAGGGAAGGGGGCTAACAGGGATGCGGCGGAACTGGTGCGGAAAGGGCAATAAAAAACCGGCGCGAAGGACGGGTTAACGTCGCTCTGTAAAAGTGAGCAATATTTGCAGCGCTCTTCTTACAGGGGCAGGGTTGTGAAAAACAAACTCACCACATTCATTGACACTTCCGCTCTGCGCAAGCGCTGCTTTATATGCCGACCAGTGCTGATAAATTTCATTCCTTGCAATAAATTGGCTCATGTCACAAAGGTCATCTATCTCAGAGTCTGAGATGCCATGCCTGCCATTGGCAGGATAATAGCCCTCATCAATGATTCTAATCTGATCTCTAATTTTCACCCTTAGTGCATCTGCAACCGCATTGAATTCTTTCCTTTTCTCTCCCTTAAGCGCATATCTGAAGCTTAAGTAACCACTTGCAGGTACTGCTGCGATAGATACAACCATAGCAATAGTTGAAACTATGTCACTGTAACTCATGGAGAATTCCCTTATTTCCGGCTCAGATATTTTTTACATCGCTTCACTGGTCAGATCGGTAACAAACTTATCCGCAATTATATATAGAATCCGGCGACTAAGAGTTTGAATTCATTTCCCAAAAGCTTTGGCATTAGCTTACAACCAGGCATTCGCCGATCTGAACAATTTTCCGACCGTCATGCAGTTAAAGTTTGTTGTAAGCAATGGACTCATGGATCAGTGCTTTACCCATGATGTACAGTTGGTCCTGATTTTCTTCTGTCACATACCAGTCTTTGTACGCCGGGTTATCGGAAAGTACAGCCAGCTGCAGACCCTGCATTTGCAGGCGCTTAACATGGAAGTGCTGCCCGAAGACAAATGCATACACCCCGTCAACTTTGAAGTTCCTCACTGAAACGTCGAAGAAGAGGCGATCGCCAGATTGTATTGTCGGGCACATGCTATCGCCATCAACAGTCATCACCTTCACATCATGTTGTGTGCGGTTTCCAAAGAGGGATCGCGCGTGTTCAGTAGTGAACTCAATGGCGTGCAGAACTTCTACAAATTCCGAAATCATGAAAGAGCCTGGCCCCGCACTAACAGTCAGGTCGAGAACGTCTACGCGGAAAACGTCAGAGGCCGGATGTGCTGTTAAAGCGGCCACTGGGTATTTTGCGCCGTTATGCATAGATCCTTCGCCTGAGCTAAGCCAGTCAGGCATTACCCCCAGTGCGTTAGCAATATCTACAAGCTTGGTAGTCTGATTGGCCTTGCCAGTTTCAATCTTCTGAATGGCTGCCTGGCTAACCCCAACCAAATCCCCGAGAGCCTTTTGAGTAAGCCCCCGCGCAGATCGCGCTTCTTTAAGTCTTTCAGCAAGTGTCGTTTTCATAATTTCAAATGTACAACCGTGGTTTTAATCCATCAAACGAAAATGGTTGTTGACTAAATACAACCATAGTTTTATTCTTCTTTCATATTCACTACGGAGGTTGTTATGAACCCAGTAATTAAAACCGCGATCAGTATCGTTGGTTCTCAGAAAAAACTGGGCGATGCCTGCGAAGTATCACAGCAGGCCGTTTACAAGTGGCTGCACAACAAAGCAAAGGTCTCCCCTGAGCACGTTGGGAGCATTGTAAGCGCCACTGGTGGGGCAATTAAGGCTCACCAGATTCGCCCAGACCTGCCGACTCTCTTCCCGAAGGTCGAGCAGTCGGCTGCTTAATACCCAAAGCATTAACCGAACGGCCCGGTATATGGTCGGGTGCCCGGCGTGGTCAAGGTTGACTGTCAATGGTGCACGATAAACAAAACAAACAATCAATTAACTATTTCAACCTAAAGGAAAATTTATATGGAAATCAACACAACCACACGAAACAAAGATCAGGCTCGAAAAATTGAGTCCTGGATCCTGAATCAGATTGCTATTCGCGGGGCCTCCAATGTTGCAAAGGCGCTGGGGATGGATAAGTCAGGCATTACCCGCTGGAAGGAAAGCATGCTGCCGAAGCTGTCGATGTTACTGGCGGTGCTGGAGTGGGGCGTCGTAGATGAGGATATGGCGAGACTGGCAAAGCAGGTAGCTGAAATTCTCACAAATGAAAAACGTCCAGCTGTTGGTAGCAGTCTGGACGCTTAATGACACTGTGTTACGTCAGGTAACGGGAGTAATTATGACAAAAGCTCGCAGAAAGTACCAGGAAAAAGAGGAGCGGCGCCATCCCGCCGAGCCGGAAGGTTTAGTTGTCACAGCGTCAAAGAACCGGGCGTTTGCAGAGCGTCTGATTGGCGTTATCCGACTGGCAATGATCACATCAGGGGTGAAGCATGGGCGTCGTTAAGTTAGCAGATTACCGGCATACCGCCGTACCAACGCAGGAGGCAGCCAGTATGGGGTATGTCTCTATACATCGTCAGTTTATGGATAGCCGTCTCTACAAGGACTCTCAGGCCGTTCATCTTTGGCTTCACCTGATCCTCAAAGCCAATCACGACGACGCCGTGGTTAACACCGACATTGGCCCGGTCACTGTAGGAAGAGGCCAGATGCTCACAGGGCGTCCTACCCTGGTTAGCGAGACCTTCATCCCGGACAACAAGGTGAGAAGTTTACTACGGAGTTTCGAGGCTAAAGGGATGCTTCACATCAGCTCGATGGGCAAGAAATTCAGCCTGCTGACAATCGTGAAATATGACGATTATCAGGCAAAAAATTGTCCAACGGTTGTCCAACGGTTGTCCAACGGAAACCCCAGCAATGACGCGCCTCTCAGCGAAGATTATCCAACGGTTGTCCAACGATTGTCCATAAACAATAAGTCTTTAAATAACTTACTACCTAAAGGTAGTAAGTATGTCGCCCCCGCCGAAGAAAAGACGGCTGATAAGGCCAACAGACTTTCCTGCGAAGAAGTCTGGAATACCCTCAAGGAATGCGTACCTGACGCCAGGGGATGGAATGCCATCACTCCAAAGCGCCGTCAGCTGATCCAGAAGTTTTGGAGAGAGGCCAAACCGATTGCCAAGCAGCTTGGTGATACCGAGCCATTCGGGATGCCAGCGTTCAGGCAATACCTGAACTACCTGCACACCTCCTGCAGATGGATGTTCGAATCCCGCTCAGACCAGAAGACCGGGAAGACCTGGCAGAAGCGTAACTACGAATTCATCCTGAATTCCGAGTTGTACGCTCAGGTTCGTGAAGGAGACCGTGATGACCGTTGATTTCATGACCGTACCTCACAACCCGGAAGCAGAGCAAAGCGTGATCGGCGGTCTGATGCTGGTAGGCGACAGCAACGAACGCGCCCAGCAGGTGCTGGCAATGCTCAAGCCTGAATCTTTCTACAACCGGTCGCACCAGGTGATATTCACCGAGATGCGCCAGATGTTCCGAGACAACAGACCGGTTGATGCCCTGACCCTGTTCGACACACTGGAAAGCAAAGGTCTTGCGGAGCAGGTCGGTGGCTTTGCCTACCTGGCAGAGATTGCCAAGAACACTCCCAGCGCTGCAAACATTGTGGCCTATGCTGCGTCCGTTCGTGAAGCTGCCATGGAGCGCTACGGCATCCAGCGCCTTGCCGAAGCTACCGAGTTGCTCTACTCCCGCAACGGCATGAACGCCACTCAGAAGTTTGACGCTATCCAGGCCATTTTCACCCAGATGTCAGATCACTCGAAAACGGGAAACCGCCGCGGACTCAGGTCGTTCTCTGACGTGATGGAAGACTGGGTGGATGACCTGGAGAAGCGCTTCGACCCGGCAGGCGAGCAGCGAGGACTGAGCACCGGTATCCCGTCGCTGGATCGCTTATTGGCACCTAAAGGACTGGTGAAGGGTTCCCTGTTCGTGATCGGCGCTCGTCCGAAGATGGGCAAGACAACCCTGTACAGCCAGATGGCAATTAACTGCGCCATTCGGGAGAAGAAACCCGCTCTGATGTTCAGCCTTGAGATGCCTGATGACCAAATCCTCGAGAAGCTGGTCGGCCAGAAGTCCGGCGTTAACCCGAGCATTTTCTACATGCCGGCCACCGAAGACGCGGACGATCAGTACCAGGGCGACTACGACGGTGACTTCAAAAAGGCTATGGGTACAGCGGCGCGGCTGAGTGAGCTTGATCGCCTCTACATCGACGACACGCCGGGCATGACGCTGGCTCACGTTGTCGCTGAGTGCCGGAAGGTGAAGCGACAGAAGGGCGTTGTCGGGATGGTGCTGGTTGACTACCTGACGCTAATGACTGCTGAGAAGGCCGACCGTAACGACCTGGCCTACGGCATGATCACCAAAGGGCTGAAGAACCTCGCTAAAGAGCTTGGCTGCGTTGTGGTGCTGCTTACTCAGCTTAACCGTGAGCTTGAGAAGCGAACCAACAAACGCCCGTTGCCGAGCGATTCACGCGACACAGGACAGATTGAACAGGACTGTGATTACTGGGTGGGCATTCACCGGGAGGGCGCTTTCGATGACAGCGTTCCGCCATCCGAAACAGAGTTAATTCTGCGCCTCAACCGCCACGGCAGCACCGGCACGATTTACTGCAATCAGGTCAACGGCGCCATCTACGACTGCGATCAGGTGGCTGAGCAAGCGCGCCGCCGCGAGCATGAAGCGAAACCGACTAAAAAGGGTGGGTTCTGATGAACAAAATACATTCAAGCATCATTTTGGAATTTATAAACAATCCACGCTTCGTTGCAGTGCTTGATCGCTGCCTTGAGGAAGAGGAGCTAATTGAGCAATTCGAGAGGCTTACCGGGGTAAAGCGCCCGGCGGCCAGAATGCACCCGCTGGAGCGCATGGTAGACGAGGTTACCGGATTCCGTGAATCGCAATGGAGCAGTTTCTTTGAGGCATTCATCCCGTTTGTTTACGACTGCATATGGCTTCGCTGGGAAGGCCGCAATGATGAGAGGTGCTGGCAATGAAAATTACCAATCAGAACGCCGTAATTATCCAATACGTAACCAAGCATCCAGGTTGCTATATGTCGGATATCCGGCGGGATACAAAAATCCATAAGGGTGCGACATCATCGGCATTAACCAACCTTACCAGAGCCAAGATTCTGCGCCGTGAAGGGTTTGAGAAACGCTACCGCTATTTCGTCGTCCACCCGGAAGACCGGCCTGTTACTCCGCCGAAGCGTCAGCCAAAACAACTCAAACAGAGCACACCTAACCCTCTTAACAACCTATTCAATCAGTGCCTGGCATCAGTGCGGGGCGGGAGAGCATCAGCATGAAAATTAATACCTATGCAGTGAATTGCAATGACGCATGGTTAAACACTGAGGGCGATGATATCTCCGGTTCATACGTTAAGTACAAAGACCATCAGGCTGTGGTTGCCGAACTGGAAGCCAGGTGCGCGGCGCTGGCTGAAAAAGGGATGGAGCTGACAGCAGAAGCCGCTGTGGTATATGGCAAGTACAATGAGACGCAATTGCCTGACCGGGATCTGGTTGATATGCAGCCCCTTCAGGAAGTGCATGATCTTTGCTCGGTCGTGAAAAATACCGACGCCTTCCTGGCTGAAGTGCGGGCACAGGAATCTAAGCGAGTTTACGAAAGTATTATGGATAATCCTTCAGTAACTGACATGGAATCGCTAGTTGATTGGCTTGAACAAAATGCCAATGACTCTTTGGCTTACGCCGCCAAACTTCGCCAGGATGCCAACACTGCAGAACTGGTAGCCGCTGGCATCATCACCCGGATTGAGGGCTAACCCATGACCAAATTCACCAAAGAGCAGTTAATCGATCAGGCGCGTGAAGAAGTTGCTTTCTGGCGCGAGCGTGACGAGCTAATTCCGTCCCAGCAAACAGCTATACGCCTGCGTCTTGCTGAAATCACGCTGGCAGCGCTGACGGCTGAGCCTGCATATTTCATCAACCGCGTTAAGCACAGTGACGCATATGGAGACGATGTTGAGCTTAGAGCTTATTGCTATGAACTAGACGCAATGAATTCGAAAGAAGATTTCGGCGGCGAGATTGTTGCTGTATTCACCGCCCCGCCAGCTCCGGTATCTGTTCCAACATTCGAGGAATGGTGTGAACGTAATGAGCAGAAGCCCCTCGGCTGGGTTCGTGACGCCATGAAAGAAGCGTATGAGGGATGCCGTTCCGCCATGCTTCAGGGTGCCGAGCCTGTACAGCGGTGGATTCCGTGCAGTGAGCGGATGCCGGACTTTGATACACGCGTAATTCTGTATTTCCCAGATTACGGAGGTCATATCGAAGACGGCTGCATTGGCGACGAAGGCGATGGGCCATATCATTACTTCTTCGACGGCGATTCACTAAGACACGAACCAACCCACTGGATGCCGCTGCCAGCAACACCGCAGTAGGAGGTGAAGCCGTGACTGAACGTCAGAAATTTATGGCAGCAATCGAGCGTATATGCCGCGGCAAGAATGCCCGATATGTCATGCACGATTGGGAGTTGTATTTCAGGCTTGGATACCGAGCCCACAATGCAGGTGAGGCATTCAGAGAAGCCATCCAGTGCGAATAGCCAGAAGTAACATAGCCCTCTTCGGAGGGCTTTTTCATGATTTGATTCCGCATAATCATTGAGTCATAATCATTGTGCGTCCGGCCTGAACACCCGGGCGTACCTCGCGCCTGGGAGGGGACTTCTAGGCCATGCATCAAACAAAGAGTACGAAACATCATCAGTCGCAGGCGCACAAACGTGTCTGGGGCTTTCTGCATTCTGCGGTTTCCCATGGGGAGGCCGTATGAACATCCCTCAATGCGGTATCAAACTGCATGCAGGCAACTTTGCGGCTGTCGGAAAGATGCTCCAGGAGCAGCTCGAAACCGGTCAGCCTCTACGCCTGCAGGTCAAAGAGTGGCGCGAGAAGCGCAGTATTTCTCAGAACTCACTCAGCCACATGTGGTACGCCGAAATCAGCGAATACCTGATCAAATCCGGCCGCTCCGACGCCACCCCGGAATGGGTTAAGCGCAACCTCAAAAAGACATACCTCGGCTGTGAAGAGGTCACCTACACCGACTTTATCACCGGCGCCAAAGAAACAACCTGGGAGCCTCGTCACACGTCTCAACTCGATACCGGGGAGATGCATATCTTCCTGTGCAAAGTCGAGGCGTGGTGCGCCCAGTTTGGTCTGACGCTGACAATTCCGACCGGTTGCGAGTACCAGCAGCTGCGCGATAAGCAGGAGGCGTAATGGCCGACTTACGTAAAGCAGCGCGTGGCCGCGAATGTCAGGTGCGGATCCCCGGTGTGTGCAATGGCAATCCTGAAACGTCCGTTCTGGCGCATGTCCGCCTGGCTGGCCTGTGCGGTACCGGCATCAAGCCGCCTGACCTGATTGCCACTATTGCATGCTCAGCTTGCCACGACGAAATAGACCGCCGAACCCGCCTGGTCGATGCGGAATATGCAAAGGAGTGCGCGCTCGAAGGCATGGCACGCACGCAGGTTATCTGGCTTAAAGAGGGAAAGGTGAAGGCATGAATACCTACAACATCACGCTGCCGTGGCCGCCGAGCAATAACCGCTACTACCGGCACAATCGCGGGCGCACGCACATCAGCACAGAAGGTCAGGCGTACCGCGACCGCGTCGCCCAAATCATCAAAGACGGGATGCTGGATATCGGCCTGGCGACACCATTGAAAATCCGTATCGAGTGCCACATGCCGGATCGCCGACGCCGGGACCTGGACAATCTACAAAAAGCAGCGTTCGACGCCCTGACCAAATCTGGGTTCTGGCTCGACGACCAGCAGGTTGATTACTACAGCGTGAAGAGAATGCCGATCGCCAAGGGCGGCAGGCTTGAGCTAACCATCACCGAGCTGGAGCCAGCATGACCCGCGAACAGATAGCCAGATACCAGGCCGAAAGCGTCATGCGCGCCAAACAGCCGCCAGTAGCAAAGCACAGCCAGAACAAAACCAAACAGCCAGAGAGGGCCGCAGCATGAAACTGGAATTAACCAAAGAGCAGCATCAGTGGATTGATCAGTGGCTCCAGCTGTGGGGTGCATGGTCTCAGACCGGAAAGATAGACAAGGCGATGATTAACATGATCGCCAAGTTTATGGCGACTGTAGAACCTCAGCAGGCATCGCGCCCGGTGTGTAGCGACGACGACGGCATGCTGATCGACGCAGTGCTGCGCCACTACCTGAAGAGCATCGACGAAAACGCATGGCGGGTAATCTTCGCTTATTACGTCTGCAACTCCAGCGAGATCCGCATCGCCACGTGGCAACATGCGGTCAGTAAACCGCGCCTGATGAAGACCCGCGCCGGGAATCAATATAAGCACCCGAGCATCTCAACGATCCGCCGGGAAGTGAAGGATGTCATCAACGCTGCGCTGTTCTGTTTGTACCAACCATTGCAAAATGCGTTTAACGATCGCGAAAGTGTGAGGAAAATAGCAAATAAACATCACAACGTGCTTGCTTTCCAATGAACAAATGAGCAGAATAAATCGTATATGTTGCCATTGTTGTGTGTGACATGAATGAATCCCAAGCCTCGCCATCGTGCGGGGCTTTTTTATTGGCTGATTTAGCTCAGTAGGTAGAGCGCCTGCCTTGTAAGCAGGATGTCGGCGGTTCGATTCCGTCAATCAGCACCAGAACCCGCTACCTGGGACTATAAGCGCATAGCGCAAGCAATACCCTCATCTTGGCGGACCAGAACCCGCCTTTTTTACTCGCGCCCATCCATACAGCTAACCACTTACCCTTTACCGCAGTGGGTGAGGCGCACCCTACACACAGCACCCGCATAAAACGCGAGGTGAGAGAAATGTCCAATATGAGCAAATTAGCTTCTGGCGCTGCCTATGGCGCATCGGCCGGGACGGTAGCTAATGGCGTACTGACCCGGCTAAGCCCAGATGAATGGAGTGCCATTGGCGTAATTGCCGGTATTGTTGTGGCGCTTCTGACATTCGGCATCAACTGGTACTACAAACGCAAAACCACGATGGCGCAGATAGAGGCTTTCCAGCGCTGGCCTAACCCATCAGCCTTCAAGGAGGAGTGATGCCTTTTTCAACTCCTTTACGAAGAAAGCTGATCGGAGCAGCAGGAGCCGGTGCTCTTGCTATAGCAACCATTTTCCTTGGCGGCCGTGATGGTGTGGAAGGTCGAAAGTATGAGGCCTACAAGGATGTCGCCGGGGTGTGGACAGTTTGTGATGGTCACACTGGCCGGGACATTGTGATCGGGAAGAAATACACCGATCGCGAGTGTGACGCAATGCTCTGGAAAGACCTGCAGCCAGCGAAGAAGCAGGTCGACAAACTGGTCAAGGTACCCCTCAACGAATATCAGCGCGCAGCTCTCTATAGCTTCGTTTTCAACGTAGGGACGGATGCATTCTCCAAATCCACACTTCTCCGCAAGCTGAATAAAGGCGATCAGGCTGGGGCATGTGAAGAGATGCGCCGGTGGGTATATGCAGGCGGCATGAAGTGGAAGGGCTTGCAGAACCGTCGGGAGATGGAGCGCTCTATGTGCCTGGCGGAGAGTAAAAATGACCTCTAAAGCCTGGCTGATAATCGGCATTGAGCTGATTTTATCCTTCCTGGTTATTTACCTTCTGCTCGGTCAGGTAAGCGATGCCAAGAAGCGCGCTGAAGATGCTGAGCAAAGCCTGTCACTGGCAAACGCCACCATCACCGACATGCAAACCCGTCAGCGTGATGTCGCTGCACTGGATGCCAAATACACCGGAGAACTGCAGGATGCAAAAGCCACTATCGATCAGCTTGAGCGCGATGTTGCTACTGGCAAGCGTCGGCTGCAGCTCAGCGCCAGGTGCACCACGAGCGGAGCGACCGGCGCCCCCGGCATGGATGATGGCTCCGGTCCCCGACTTACTGACTCCGCTGAACGGGATTATTTCACCCTCAGAGAGCGAATCGAAATCGTCACCAGGCAACTGACCGGTCTGCAGGAATATGTCCGGACGCAGTGCCTGAAATAACCACCACGAGGTCATAATTATGAACGACCAGCAAATTGAAAAGGAAATCGTAGCCAAAGGCAAAACAGCGCCGCGAGTTACGCCTGAGCATATCCAGTCACTCATCACTGGAGAGTATTACTTCTCTGCTGAAAATGGCGTGAATGGAAATATCCATAAGCAGGATGATTTAACCCGCCTTACCGGTTATCACGGCGAGCTAAAGCTTCTGACCTTCTGCGTTCTGGTGCTTAAAAATGGCTTCACAGTTACCGGTGAAAGCGCTTGCGCCAGTCCGGATAACTTCGATGAAGAAATCGGGCGCAAGATTGCTCGCCAGAATGCCGTGAACAAAATCTGGATGCTCGAAGGTTATCTGCTGAAAGAAAAACTCAGCGAGCTATAGCCATTCCAAAGCGTCCTATCCCGGGCGCTTGATAATGGTGACGGATGCCACAACTTTAATTGTGGTTGACATAAAACACTGATTTGCAATGATTATTTTCTATTGATATAATTAGCCCTCTACTTCAAGAGGGTTGAGTATGCTGACAATAGTTCTGTTTGACGATGGGCGGCCTGGCGAGATTTGGCCTACAGAAGAAATTGGGAAAGTGGTAAAGGTTCCTGACTGTCAGTTTAAGGTTCGCGAAATGCTTGGCGGAGTAGCGAACATCACTGATGTGGAGTATCAGGTCTTTGAGTTCCGAGTGGATGACGAGGTTTATCTGATTGGAGTTAACGGGGCCAAGCCAAGCGACGATGTGATTAAGTCTCACATCAAGCATGGCGACCCCAAGCCGAAACCATACAAAACATTGTAACCGCCTACGGGCGGTTTTTTATTTCCCAAATTTCACTTACCCCCCTAAGCGGATAAATAAAAAATAACCCCTGCAACGGATAACCGGAGTAGCGCATGGATAAAGTGAAAATCAACCATATCCCGGCGATAGCTGTCATTCGCCCTGAATATATGGGTGAGGCGATTATCCCCACTCCCTCCGCCAAAGAGCGAATCATCCACCGCATCCAATACCTGATGGAGTTCTATATCCCGATAGCAGTTATCTGGGCCATCTGGATTGGCCTTGTCATCTGTGGCGGCGAATACATCGCGAGCAAATAACTGGAGCAGCAAATGACCACCATCACCGCACTCGCCGACTTACAGCAGATGAACCTCGAAATCTTCCGCATGGTTCAGAACGACACCGCAGCAGCTGAGAAGGCTATCTCTTTCGTCGCTGGCAATCAGCTGAACTATGAACTGTTCAAAGACCAGTATCACCTTGCAGGCGCTGAAAGTAGCCCGGTATCGCGTACTGATAAGGCGATCCGCGAAGCGAAAGAAGCACTCGACCTGTTCACTGCCGGAGTCTGATATGCCACTTAAGAAAGGCCGTAGCAAAAAGGTAATCGGTCAGAACATCGCAACCGAAATCAAAGCCGGTAAGCCAAAGGATCAGGCTATCGCCATCGCTATGGATAAGGCTGGAAAAAAGAAACCAAAGAAAGGGGCTAAGTAATGATCAACCAACCATGGCCTACATACTCAGATGCCAGTGGTGCATTTGTTCGAGGCTTACCAATCAAAACCCTGACACAGGCTGTGGATGGTTCGGCAGTAGCAGAGTTCGACGGTCCATATCCAGACCAATACCTGTCTGCTCTGTTCATGTCCACATTCAAGCCGGTAGTGGATGGCTACATCTTCCAGAGCCAATACGGCGAACTGCTGTATATGAGCAAATCGACATTCGAAGCTCAGTACACAGCAACCAGTACGCCGATCGCCTGGGGTTCAGTAACCGGGAAGCCGACAACGTTCGCGCCAACTATCGGCACGACCGCAACAACCGCAATGGCTGGGAATAAAACACCAACCACCACTGAACGCGGTGGGGTGCTGCAACAGGCAGCAGAGGCGGCGCTGGCAGCCCAGACAGTTACGGATATTGCCACTGCACAAACCGCTGTTAACAACATCGTCACCAAGATCAACAGCATTCTGACGAAGCTGAAAGCTGGCGGCGAACTGGCGTAGTTATTACAAAGCGTCTCTGATGGGGCGCTTGATAATAACTGGAGAGGAAATGGATATGGCAGCACCAAAGGGTAACCGATTCTGGGAGGCCCGCAGTAGTCATGGGCGCAGCCCAAAGTTCGAATCACCTGAGGTGCTGTGGGCTGCCTGCTGCGAATACTTCCAATGGGTGGAAGATCATCCGCTCTGGGAGATGAAAGCATTCTCGTATCAGGGCGAGGTCACGCAAGAGCCGATCGCCAAAATGCGTGCAATGACCATCACCGGATTAACGCTATTCCTCGATGTGACGCTTGAAACATGGCGCACATATCGACTGCGAGAAGATTTATCTGAAGTCGTCACGCGAGCAGAGCAAATCATCTACGACCAGAAATTCTCTGGCGCAGCTGCTGACCTGCTGAACGCCAACATCATCGCCCGTGACCTGGGCCTCAAAGAGCAGTCGCAAGTTGAAGACGTGACACCTGATAAGGGAGATCGCGATAAGCGCCGCTCTCGCATTCAGGAGTTACTGACCCGTGGAAAACGAAGCGATTCTTGATGACCTGACGGAAGACGAGCAGATCGAATTGCTTGAGCTTCTTGAGGAAGAGGAACGGTACCGGGAAACGCACCTGCTGTATGAGTTCACGCCTTACGGCAAACAGCGCGATTTTATTGATGCTGGATCTGAATATCCTGAGCGTTGCTTTATGGCTGGTAACCAGTTGGGGAAATCCTACACTGGCGGCGCAGAGGTGGCATTTCATCTCACCGGGCGCTACCCCGGAACGAAAGGTTATCCTGCTGATGGTTCATATGGCGAAATATGGGGCGGTAAACGCTTCTTTGAGCCTGTCGTGTTCTGGGTTGGTGGTGAGACTAACGAAACCGTAACGAAGACGACACAGCGCATTCTGTGTGGCCGTATCGAAGAGAATGATGAGCCTGGCTACGGGTCAATCCCGAAAGAGGACATCATCAGTTGGAAGAAATCTCCATTCTTCCCGAACCTTGTTGATCATCTTCTGGTTAAGCATCACAACGCTGACGGTGTAGAAGACGGCATATCGATCTGCTACTTCAAGCCGTACTCGCAGGGCCGCGCTCGCTGGCAGGGCGACACGATCCACGGAGTCTGGTTCGATGAGGAACCACCATACAGCATCTACGGTGAAGGCCTGACCCGTACCAACAAATACGGGCAGTTCTCAATGCTGACGTTTACCCCGCTGATGGGCATGTCGGACGTCGTTACCAAATTCCTGAAAAACCCGAGCAAGGCGCAGAAGGTTGTCACTATGACAATCTTTGACGCTGACCACTACAGCGACGAACAGAAAGAACAGATCGTCGCCTCGTACCCAGAGCATGAGCGTGAAGCTCGCGCCCGGGGCATTCCGACGATGGGTAGTGGACGCATCTTCCAGATACCGGAAGAGACCATTAAGTGCCAGCCTTTCGAATGCCCTGAACACTTCTACGTCATCAACGCAATGGACTTTGGCTGGGATCACCCTCAGGCACAGATTCAGCTGTGGTGGGATAAAGACACAGACACCATCTACGTCGCTCGCACGTGGAAGAAGAAAGAGCAAACGGCTGTACAGGCATGGGGCGCAGTGAAGGCTTGGGCGCAGAAAATACCTACTGCATGGCCGCATGATGGTCATCAGCACGAGAAGGGCGGAGGCGAACAGCTCAAAAGCCAGTACGCCGATGCCGGTTTCATGATGCTCCCTGAGCATGCCACGTGGCCGGATGGCGGAAACGCTGTTGAGCCTGGACTCACCGAGTTGCGCGACATGATGCTCGACGGGCGCTTTAAGGTATTTAACACCTGTGAACAGTTCTTTGAAGAGTTCCGCCTGTACCACCGTGACGAGAACGGGAAGATCGTCAAGCTCAATGACGACGTACTCTCTGCCGTTCGCTATGGCTACATGATGCGAAGGTTCGCCAGAACCATGCGCGATATCAACAAACCGAAAGACAAAAAGATCCCCGCCCCGATTAGACCAGTTTCCAGAGGACGATAATGGCTGACAACGAAAACAGGCTGGAGAGCATTCTGTGCAAGTTCGACGCAGACTGGACAGCCGGAGACGAAGCCAGAACCGAGGCGAAGAATGACCTCTTCTTCTCCCGAGTCTCTCACTGGGATGACTGGCTTAATCAGTACACAACATTGCAGTATCGCGGCCAGTTCGACGTGGTGCGCCCGGTAGTTCGTAAGTTGGTCGCAGAGATGCGCCAGAACCCGATTGATGTTCTCTACCGACCGAAAGACGGTGCAAGCCCTGATGCAGCTGACACGCTGATGGGCATGTACCGAACTGACGCGCAGAATAACGCGTCAAAGATATCGGTGAATGTCGCTGTGCGCGAGCAGATTGAATGCGGTATCGGGCACTGGCGGCGCGTCACCAGATACGAAGACCAAAGCCCGACCAGTAACAACCAGATTGTGCTTCGTGAGCCGATTCACTCCTCATGCTCCAGCGTTGTGTGGGACAGCAACAGCAAGCAAATGGATAAGTCTGACGCCCGTCACTGTACTCTGATCCACTCGATGAGCCGTGATGGCTGGAAAGCCTTTGCTGAAGAGCATGGCCTTGATGAGGATATTATCCCGTCATTCCAGAGTCCGAATGACTGGGTTTTCCCGTGGCTGACTCAGGACACCATCCACGTCGCTGAGTTTTACGAAGTGGAGCGGAAGAAAGAGACCGTCTACATCTATCAGGATCCGATTACTGGCGCTCCGTCGGCCTACTACAAGCGTGATATCAAAAACGTCATCGATGACCTTGCCGATCGGGGCATGGTCAAGGTTGCGGAGCGTAAGGTCGAACGCTGCCGGGTGTATAAGTCCATCATCACCTGCACCGAAATTCTGAAAGACCGGCAACTCATTGCAGGCGAGCATATCCCCATTGTGCCGGTATTTGGTGAGTGGGGCTTTGTCGAAAGCAAAGAGGTGTATGAGGGCATTGTCCGCGGCACCAAAGACGGCCAGCGCCTGCGCAACATGATCATGTCGTTCAACGCTGACATTGTGGCTCGCAACCCGCAGAAGAAGCCATTCTTCTACCCTGAGCAGATCGCCGGTTATGAGCACATGTACGACGGCACTGATGCTTATCCGTACTATCTGATCAACAGAACTGATGAAAATGGTGGCGATCTGCCTCCAACTCCTGTTGCGTATATGGAGGAGCCAGCCGTACCACAGGCCAATGCCTACATGCTTGAGGCCGCTACTGCAGCAGTGAAAGAGGTGGCTACGCTCGGCGTTGATGCTGAGGCTGTGAATGGTGGACAGGTTGCATTCGAGACGGTCAATCAGCTGAACATGCGTTCGGATCTGGAGACGTTCGTATTCCAGGACAATCTCGCAACAGCGATGCGCCGAGACGGTGAAATTTACCAGTCGATCGTCAACGACATTTACGACATCCCGCGCACCGTTACCATCACGCTTGAAGATGGCAGCGAGAAAGAAGTGCAGTTGATGGAGCAGGTGGTTGACCTGACCACTGGCGAAACAACCGTCCTGAACGACATCAGGGGCCGTTATGAGTGCTACACCGACGTTGGCCCATCCTTCCAGTCGATGAAGCAGCAGAACCGCGCTGAGATTCTGGAATTGCTCGGCAAGACTCCGCAGGGAACTCCTGAATATCAGCTTCTGTTACTGCAGTACTTCACGCTTCTGGATGGCAAGGGCGTCGAGATGATGCGCGACTACGCCAACAAGCAGCTGATTCTGATGGGTGCGAAGAAACCTGAAACGCCTGAAGAGCAGCAATGGCTTGCTGAGGCGCAGATGGCTAAACAAGGCCAGCAAGACCCGGCAATGGTTCAGGCTCAGGGTGTGCTTCTGCAAGGCCAGGCTGAACTGGCTAAAGCCCAGAACCAGACACTGTCACTGCAAATCGACGCCGCTAAGGTCGAGGCTCAAAACCAGCTTAACGCTGCGAAAATCGCAGAAATCTTCAACAACATGGATCTCAATAAACAGTCCGAGTTTAGAGAGTTCCTCAAAACCGTTTCAACCTTCCAGCAACAGCGCAGCGATGATGCCCGCGCCAATGCTGAATTACTTCTCAAAGGTGATGACCAGACGCATAAACAGCGCATGGATCTCGCCAGCATCCTGCAATCGCAGAGACAAAACACACCTTCCGGCAGCGTAGCCGAGAATCCTCAATAAGAGAGAGTTAATCATGCAAGACACCATCAATATTCAGGAAACTGAAGGCTTAAACACGTCCGGCAATCAAGCAGCGGCATCTGCTGATGGCTTAGTTGTCGATAATGCCAACGACAACGCAGGGCATGGAGAAGGCTTCGAGATCGTCCTGAAAGACGATGAGGTAAAACCAAGGCAAGACCCGGCAACAAACGCACACTTCGCAGCTAAGCGACTGGAGCGCAAGCGTCAACGCGAGCTTGAGCAGCAGGCGGAAGCAGTAAAGCGTGGCGAATTACCGGAGAACTTACGGGTTAATCCTGAATTACCCGCTCAGCCGAATGCTAATGACTTCTTCTCAGATGAAGCCATGGAGAAGTACGGCTGGGATAGCGGTCGCGCTCAGGCGGCATTCCAGCAAGCGAACAATGAGTGGCTTATCAAGGCTCAGGATGCGCGAAGCAATGCTGTCGCAGAGCAGGGTCGCAAGACTCAGGAATACACCCAGCAATCAGCGCAATACGTCGAGGCTGCCCGTAAGCACTATGACGCGGCGGAAAAACTCAACATTCCTGATTACCAGGACAAAGAAGAGGCATTCGCGCAGTTGGTACCGCCGCAGATCGTCTCCGATTTGATGGTGCTTTTCCCTGAAAAATCACCGGCGCTTATGTACCACCTCGGTTCTAACCCGGAGAAAACCCGTCAAATTCTGCAGATGAACCAGCAGCAGGCGCTGATTGAACTCACTCGACTCTCAGAACGTTTAACTCTCAAGCCTCGCGGCCAACAGGTTTCATCCGCTCCTCCTGCAGATCAGTCCATCACTGGCGATGTTTCGGCGGCCAACGTCGAAGCTATGCGTAAGGCCATGGACACAGCATCAAGCAAGGGCGATGTAGAGACCTATCGCAAGCTCAAGGCAAAACTTAAAGGAATTCGATAATGGCATTGAACGAAGGTCAAATCGTTACACTGGCAGTGGATGAAATCATTGACACTATTACCAGCCTGACACCTATGGCGCAGAAAGCGGGTAAGTACACCCCGCCCGCATCTGAAATGCAGCGTTCCAGCAACACGATCTGGATGCCTGTAGAGCAGGAATCACCGACTCAGGAAGGCTGGGACTTAACTGGTAAATCAACCGGTCTGCTGGAGCTTAACGTTCCTGTCAGCCTGGGTGAGCCGGATAACGACTTCTTCCAACTGCGTGCTGACGATCTGCGTGATGAGACGGCATATCGCCGCCGCATTAACGCAGCAGCCAAGAAACTGGCGAGCAACTGTGAAGTGAAAGTCGCCAACCTGGCGGCTGAGATGGGTTCTCTGGTAGTTACCAGCAATGACCCTATCGGCACCGCAGCAGGTAGCGGCTGGGATTTCGTGGCTGACGCTGAAGAAATCATGTTCTCTCGCGAACTGAATCGCGATTCCGGCCTGTCTTACTTCTTCAACCCGAAGGACTACAAGGCAGCCGGTCACGATCTGGTTAACCGCGACATCTTTGGTCGCATCCCGGAAGACGCATACAGAAACGGCAGCATTCAGCGCCAGGTTGCTGGTTTTGATGATGTGTTGCGCTCTCCTAAACTGCCAGTCCTCCCGGCATCAACTGCAACCGGGCTTACTGTTAACGGCGCTCAGAAGTTCAAGCCTGTAGCCTGGGATCTGGATGCCGACGGCAACAAGCGTAACGTTGATAACCGCCTGGCTACCGTAACACTCTCTGCGACTACTGGACTGAAGCGCGGCGACAAAATCAGCTTCACCGGCGTTAAATTCCTCGGACAGATGGCTAAAAACGTGCTGGCGCAGGATGCGACGTTCTCTGTCGTGCGTGTCATTGACGGTACGCATGTCGAGATTACGCCTAAGCCGATCGCTCTGGATGACACCTCTCTGTCCCCTGAGCAGCGTGCATATGCCAACGTGAACACCTCACTGGCAAACAGCATGGCCGTAAACCTGCTTAACAAAGTGACCGCCCGTACCAACGTATTCTGGGCGGATGATGCGATCCGTATCGTTAGCCAGCCAATCCCGGCTAACCACGAACTGTTCGCAGGCATGAAGACCAAGTCGTTCTCCATCCCGGAAGTGGGTCTGAATGGCATCTTCGCTACTCAGGGAGACATCAACACCCTGTCCGGCCTGTGCCGTATCGCGGTCTGGTACGGTGTTAACGCAACCCGACCTGAGTCAATCGGCGTCGGCCTGGCAGATCAGGCGTAATCACTCAACCACCAAGGGGCTTCGGCCCCTTCGTTCATTCTGGAGCAGAACATGACACAGATGGTGTATCGCCAAGGCGACATGAATAAGTGGAAGGGTGTTGGCTACGACTTCGAGATCATCGGTGACGATGAGTTGCAGGAGTATCTCGATGCTGGCTGGTTTGCACATCCTGATGACCTGGTGGAATCTCTTGCAGAGCCAGAGCCAGAGCCAGAGCCAGAGCCAGAAGTGAAACAACGTAAAAAGCCGGGGCCAAAGCCTAAGGCGGAAGACAATGCTGATAGCGACTAAAGGCGACATCGTCAGGGCGGCGCTGCGTAAGTTGGGCGTCGCGTCTGATGCCACGCTCACAGACGTTGAGCCTCAGTCAATGCAGGACGGCGTTGATGACCTCGAAACGATGATGGCCGAGTGGTACCAGGACGGAAAAGGCATCATTACCGGCTACGTGTTCACCGACCCGGACAACCCGCCCGCAGAAGGCGACGATCACGGCATGCGATCCAGTGCTGTTAGCGCGGTGGTGTTTAACCTTGCCTGCCGCATTGCGCCGGATTATCACATCGAACCAACCGCAAAAGTCATTACCACTGCCCGAAATGGGAAAGAGCTGCTCGTCAAAAACACTGCTCTCAGTCGCGCCAAGCGAGCGCCTTATCCGAACCGGATGCCGATAGGCAGTGGTAACAGTTTCGCCACTCTGAATGGATGGCATTACTTCCCGGGAGATCAGAACAATGCCGATCCAGCAACTTCCTCTGATGAAGGGAACGGGTAAAGACTACCGAAACGCCGACTACATCGACTATCTGCCGGTCAATCTTCTGGCGACACCGAAGGAAGTGCTCAACAGTAGCGGTTATTTGCGCTCGTTCCCGGGAATAGCCAAGCGATCAGATGTTTCTGGTGCATCTCGTGGGGCGCAGTTCAACACCTCTCAGAACGCCGTATATCGCGTTATGGGGGGCAGGCTCTACAAGGGTGATTCGGCGGTAGGTGATGTGACAGGTTCGGCCCGGGTCTCGATGGCTCATGGCCGCACATCGCAGGCTGTATGCGTTGGCGGTCAGGTGGTCGAATATCGCTATGATGGTACAATAAAGACCGTCGCAAACTGGCCGGTGAGCAGCGGATTCACGCAGTACGAACTCGGTTCAGCGCGCGACATAACCCGGTTGCGAGGACGCTATGCATGGGCGAAGGATAACTCTGATTCGTGGTTTATCTCTGACCTCGCAGATGAATCTCATCCCGATCGCTATGCAGCAGAGTACCGGGCAGAGTCGCAGCCTGATGGGATTATCGGCATCGGCACCTGGCGCGACTTCATCGTGTGCTTTGGTGCGACGACTATCGAGTATTTCACGCTGACCGGCGCGACGACGCAGGGTGCCGCTCTGTACGTGGTGAACTCGGCCTATGCAGTGCAGAAGGGAATCGCCGGAACGTTCTGCAAAACGCCGTACATGGACGCCTACGCCATCATCAGTAACCCGGCATCTGGTGCGCCGTCTGTATACCTGATCGACTCAGGCCGGGCGACGGGTATTGCCACCGCCAGCATTGAGAAGATTATCCGCTCGTACACTGCCAGCGAACTTGCAACAGCCGTCATGGAGACGCTCCGTTTCGATGCGCATGAGCTTCTGCTTATCCATCTCCCGGGTCAGGTGCTTGTCTATGATGCGTCAGCAAGCCAGAACGGGCCTCAGTGGTCTGTGCTGAAAACAGGCCTCGGCGATGATGTCTACCGGGCTATCGATTTCATGTACGAAGGCAACTCCATCACCTGCGGCGACAAGTCGTCAGCGGTGAAGGGTGTGCTGCAGTTCGACATCTCCAGCCAGTACGGGAACCAGCAGGAACACCTGCTCTTCACTCCACTGATCAAGGCAGATAACGCCAGGATGTTCGACTTCGAGCTTGAATCGTCAACCGGCGTTGCACAGTACGCTGACCGGCTGTTTTTGTCAGCCACAGCCGATGGAATCAACTTTGGCCGGGAGCAGATGATTGAGCAGAACGCGCCGTTCGTTTACGACAAGCGGGTTATCTGGAAGCGTGTAGGCCGGGTTCGAAAAAACATCGCATTCAAGATCCGCGTCATCACCAAATCACCGGTAACGCTGTCCGGGTGCCAGGTAAGGATTGAGTAATGGCAAACAATGCACTCAATACGCCGGTGATATTGCGCGCTACCACCCTGGTAGCCTCATCGCTCCCGGCTGGCTCCAGCCCTGCATATCAGCAATACATCCTGTCTCAGGCGCTCGATTTCACGAGCGTAGCCAACAAAGCTAACGAGGCTGGAGACGGCGCTTATGACGCGCAGGTGAGGAACGATGCGCAGGACGTGCAGCTGCTCGATCACGAGATCCGCCTGGGTGATGCTGAGGCTCAGATTCAGAGCCAGGGAGCGCGATTAACGTCAGCAGAAGCCGCGATAGTATCCCTTGATGGCAGGGTAACCGCAGCAGAAAGTGATATTGAATTTCTCACCAACGAGCTGATCGCGCTACAGGGTGATGTGTCCACTCTGCAGAATGATTTCACCACGCTACAAACCGACGTTTCTGACCAGGGCGACCGCATTACTCAGGCTGAGACGGATATCGACGACATTCAGGACGATTACGTCTCCAAGACGGCAGTGGCCCCACAGGCGCTACTTTCTCCACTGGGTGTCGTCACATCATTATCTATCAACGGCGTAAAGGTGCTGGGGCCGCAACAAACTGGATGGACGCCAGGAACGGGTACGCCAAACCTCGGGGCATTCAACGCTAATCAGGCTTTCACTGTCGGGGCAGCATATTCGCAGGCAGAGATTCAGGCGCTGGCCACAGCGCTTGTTGCGGAACGTCAGCGAACCTTGGCACTGGAGCAGGCCATGAGAACCCACGGACTAATCATCTAATGCAAATAAAGCTCATCGATAACCCGGTGAAGCTTGCAGAATTCCTAAACAGCCCAGCAAACACCGGCAACATCGTCGATAGCGGAGACTCGTACCTCATCAAGCCTGATGCGGTATATCTCGGCATCTATGAAGGCCTGACGCTGGCTGGCGTCCACGAAGTACGCAACTTCTGGCACAGCGTTGTTGAGTGTCACGCAATTTACGATCCCGGTTTCCGTGGTGAGTATGCGCTGAACGGTCACCGGTTATTCTGCAAATGGCTTCTCGAAAATTCCCCCTTCCTGAACAGCATCACGATGGTACCCGACACGACAAAGTACGGCCGCGCGCTTATCCGCCTGCTTGGTGCGACTCGTATAGGCCATCTCGATGACGCCTATATCAGTAACGGCAAGCCTGTCGGGGTCACACTCTATCAGTTACCACGCTCAAAATACGAGGAGCTAACCAATGCTAATTCATCAGATCGCCAATAAGCACCTCGGCAGAGTTGTCTACTGCAAAGGAGGCGGTGGTGGCAGCGATGCCGGTGCAAAAGCGCAAGCCAAGGCTACCCAGCAAGGAATCGATCTGCAGCGGCAGATGTGGCAGACGAATATGCAGAACCTTGCACCGTTCACCCCGCTTGCCAAGCAGTACATCCAGCAATTACAGGGGCTATCGACGCTGCAAGGGCAAAACTCAGCGCTGAATGATTACTACAAATCAGATCAGTACAAAGGTCTGGCTGACCAGATGCGCTATCAGGCTCTCAATGCAGCCGAAGCCACAGGCGGCCTCGGTTCAACTGCCACCACGAACTCGCTGGCGACAATCGCCCCTCAACTCGGTCAGAACTGGCTGTCAGGCCAGATGAACAACTATCAGAACCTGGCGAATATTGGCCTTGGCGCTCTGACAGGTCAGGCAAACGCAGGGCAATCCTACGCCAACAACGCCAGCCAACTCTATCAGCAGCAGGCTAATGCCGCGGCAGCAAATGCTAACCGACCTTCTGGGTTGCAATCAGCGCTTGGTGGTGCAGCATCTGGCGCTGCCATTGGTACCGCAATAATGCCTGGCTGGGGTACTGCTATCGGTGCAGGCGTCGGCGCGTTGGGTTCACTTTTTTAAGAGGTCTCCATGGCTACCTGGAATCAGTCAATTAATGGCGGCGGTCTGCTTGCCGGTATTGGTGGTAATAACACAAACGCGCCTCAAGCTACTGATGCCAACGCCGCATTGTCGTTTATCCGGAAAAACAATGAAGATGCGTGGTCAGGAAGGAATAACGTTGGCCTGCAAGGACTGCAGGGGCTGGCTGGTAACCTTCAGATGTATAAGCAGGCTCAGGCGGCGGAGCGGCAGCAGGAGTTTCAAAAGGCCTATGGAAGTGCGTATGCCTCTGGTGATCGCACTGCCATGCGCAATCTTGCTGCGCAGTTTCCTGACCAGATTGAAGCTGTGCGCAGCGGTATGAAGTTTGTCGACGAGGATCAGCGTAACACTGTTGGCAATCTGGCTGCCGGAGCGCGTCTCGCAGCCGCTTCACCTGAGGCGATGGGCGCATGGTTGCAAAACAATGCTGCAGATCTGCAGAGGGTGGGGCTTGACCCGACAGAGGTAGCGCAAACCTATCAGCAGAATCCTAAGGGTTTCGGCGAGTTTGCGGATCACCTAGGCATGGCCGCTCTCGGCCCTAATGATTATTTTGCTGCACAGGACAAGATCGTAGGGCAGCGACAGAACCAGCAGAAGATTGACGAAACAGCGCGTAGCAATCGTGCCGGGGAATCACTCACTGCCAGAGGTCAGGATATTACCGCAAGGGGCCAGGACATCTCCGCATCGACAGCTCGTCGCGGTCAGGATCTTGCTTATCAACGCGCCAACTTAAGCGCAGGCCCCGGTAGTAGGGTGGTGCAACTGGCAGATGGGCGAACGGTTAATGTAGGCGGCAAGCTTCACGGAGCAGGTGCCAACGCTTTCTACGAAGGGATTGATGATGCTGGGAATATGGTTCGCGTACCGGCAAGTGCTATTGCCGCACCACCAACCTCAGCAGCCACCGCGCAGAACTATGCGATGTCAAAAGACCTCAATGCAATTCTTGGGGTACCTGCCGACAAACTGAACTTCATGACTGGCGTTACAGGCGGTAACGGCACTCCGTCATGGGATGCTGAGGTTCGTAGCCGCATGACAGGAGGCGATCAGCGCCAACTATACAATGCCACAAAGCGTATTCAGGGCAAGATGCAGAACCAGGGCATCGCAGCCGCAAGGGATATGGGCGCGTCTGGCATCAATACTGTTGCAGAGGCCAAGATGTACTTTCAAGGTATGCCGCAGGTCGACTATTCAAGCCCGGAGGCCATGCAGCAATCTATCCGAGACATCCAGCAATACACTGACAACTATAACCAGCAATATCAGGTTAATTTCGGAGGAAGCGGTCGTCAGTCAGCAACTCAGCAGCCAGCGGCGCAACAGCCAGCCGTAGGCGGCTTTACCTCTAAATCAGGCATCCAGTTCACGGTGAAATGATGGAAGTTACAGCCAACGGTAAAACATTCAATTTCCCAGACGGAACCAGCAACGAGCAGATCGGTGATGCTATTGATGAATATTTCGCTGGTCAGGCTGCTACCGAAACGCCACAGGAACAAGCACCTCCAGCACAGCAAGCGCCTCAGCAGCAAGATCAGTCCCTGCTGCAAAGCGCAGAGCAAGCTGGCCGTGGTCTGGTAAATATCCCGTTTGACGTACTGCAGGGTGGTGCCAGCCTGATTAACGCCATCAGTCAGGGGTTAGGTGGTCCTCGGGTATTGGATGATGTATATCGCCCAGTAGATCGCCCAACCGACCCCTACGCACAGACAGGCGAGGCTATCGGTGGGTATCTGGTCCCCGGCGCTGGGATTGCTGGCAACATGGCGATAGGCTCTATCGCAGAGGCCACCAACCAGCAGGGTGACTTTGCAGGTAACGTTGCGAAGAATGCTGCGGTCAACCTTGGCGCTCAGGGGCTACTGTCTGGTGTTGCAAAGGGGATTGGGCGCGGGGTCACTGCATTGCGAGGTGAAATTGCACCGGAAGCCAGGAAACTGATCGATACAGCTGAAGGGATGGGCGTTACCCCTATGACGTCAGATATTGCCAGACCGGTCAGCGAAATGAGTGCTCTCGGTAAAGGGTTAGTTCAGGGTGGAGAGGGTGCAATCCTTGGTACAGGGGCAAAGCGATCCGAGCAGTACGCTACGCGTAGCAAGCTGGTTAGCAATTACCTTGATCGGTTTGGTGAGTACAACCCTGATGATGTTGTTCAGTCGCTTACGAGCACACTGAAAGGAAGAAAGGATGCTGCCGGGGCTATCATCAACGATGTGACCAACAAGATGGGCAACACTGCCGTTGATACGACGAACACCATGAATGCTCTGGACACCGCTATCGCGAGACAGGAGAGGCTTGGATCATCAGCAAACCAAAACCTCCTCTCATCCTTGCGAAACCTTCGTGACGAACTTGCAAGCCCTGCAACAGATCTTGATGTTACCTTTGACCTGCTTCGTCAGCACAGGACAGCTTTTCGCTCCAACGTCCAGGGTGATTCAATGGTATTCCCGGATCAGGCAAAAGCAGCCACCAATATGGTGGAAAATGCGATGAGCCGGGACCTGAGAAATTCAGTAGGCAAGGCGCTTGGTCCATCGGATGCCGCAGCATATTTGAAGGCTAATTCTGATTATGCAAACGTCTACAACAAGGTGCTGAACAAGAATATCGCCAACAAACTCAATAAAGCCAGTAGCGAGGCAACGCCTGAGTTAATAAATAGCGTTGTATACAGCCGCAAGCCATCAGATGTGAAACGCATCTGGAGTGCGCTGGACAATAAGGGAAAAGACGCGATGCGAGCTGCATATATCAGCAAAATAGCTGAACGTGCCGGAGATTCCCCAGCGAAATTCCTGACGGAAGTTAATAAGCTGAAAGCACAGGCTGGCGGTGATATTTATGGCACGATCTTTAGCGGCAGGCACATGAAGGAACTGGATGCTCTCCATGATGTGTTGCGGCACACAGCGAGATCTGATGCGGCAAACGTAGTCACGCAGACCGGTCAGTCACTAGCGAATCCACTGAGGATTGGCGCTGGCGTTTCCACATTCGGGACATCGCTAGCAGGTGAGGCTGGGTATGGGGTGGCCACAAGGATTTACGAAAGTAAGCCGGTAAGGAATATGCTGCTCAGGCTGGCAAACACCAAGCCTGGGACGCCAGCGTATGAGAAGGTGCTTAATCAGACTGCAGTAGCTGTTAGGCCATTATTAGCCAATCAGGTCACTCAGCAATAACAAGCTCAGCCATCACAACCTTTGGCGGGATTCATCATTTCTGGCGTCTATGCTACGTAGCAATTTGGTGACATTAGAAAGCTGAACTGAAATCGTGACTAGCGCTGCAAAAATTAGCCATAAGATTATATTTGTAAACACACCAACCTCCTTAGTTTTCGTCACTGTAGCACGAGTCAAGAGCTGCGGCCCACTTCGGTGGGCTTCTTTATGCCTGAAATCTGTTTATTTCCGATAAAACTCCGCCAGTTTATCGAATACCAATTTCTGAATCTCTTTCGAAGCGATATCCGCCTCGCGTTCTGCTTCATCCCGATAACCAGCCACTGGTGACGGACGTGAAAGGGATTCTTCCATCGTTGCCACAATCTCTGCGTTGATGGAGCGATTATTCATTTTTGCACGCTGTTTTATTTTCGCGTGAAGCTCATTTGGAAGTCTCAAGTGAAACTGTGCCTCATCGTACTTGCTGTACATCATTGATGCCTCGCCAGTTAATGGACAGGCATCGTAAACCGACCGAATAACTCACAATAGTACCGTTTAGGTACGTTATCAAAAATCTCAACGCATCTCCGATGTGGGGATAACTTGCGCCCGGAGCACAGCACATGTCAGATATTACCGCGAATCTGGTTATTGGAATGCCAGCACAACTCTTTACGCTGGCGCGCTCATTCAAAGCCAATGCGAATGGGAAAATTTATATCGGCCAGCCTGATACGGACCCTACCAATCCGGCGAATCAGATTCAGGTCTATGTCGAAAATGAAGATGGCTCGCACGTTCCAGTCCCGCAGCCAATTATCATTAATTCCGGCGGTTACCCGGTTCTTGGCGGCCAGATTAAGAAGTTCGTCACCGTGCAAAATTACAGCATGGCGATTTATGACGCATATAACGCGCAGCAGTTCTATTTTAAAGACGTAGCGAAATATGACCCGGATCAGCTTCGATCTGACATGTCATCAGATGAGTATCAATTTGTTGGCGGCTCTGAGAATTTAACTAGCGCACCCTCAAAGTTGGTATATGGGCCAGGGGAAGTTACCCTTGGGTCCATAACATTTAACAAGCTTACTCTTGGCTTTGATCTGCCAAATTCAAGTGCTTATCTTAATCCTGAGAGTTATTACGACGTTATAGGCGAAAACCCAGACCCGGGCGACAAACTTAATATGGTTTTGTCGATAGGAGCCAAGAAGCAATCCGGCGGATCATGGAACCGCTGCACCTTTTTTGGGACTCAGGGGCCGCGGCAGACTCTTGGAATGGACAGATGCGACGCCTTTGGTAATGGCGCGTTGATGTATATGCGCTATGGTGAGCGAACTACGGCAATAGGAACAATTTCATGTCAGTGGCTGGGTACAGACAATCCAGAGCGGGATGGACATAACTACTGGCAGGGTGATGGTCCTAACCCAGGGCAGCCAGGATGGGACTACAGTGGTTTTGAAACGGCAAACCCAGGGATAGGCGCAAAGATTGCCGCTTTCCATGATTTCGCCCAGGCTCCATCTGATTGTGGGCGAGTAGTTGGCGTAGGGCGAAATACATTTAATGGAACGGTACAAGCCAAGAATTCAACTGCAGTTGGATACCGTGCTGCTGCGAGTGCTTACGCTGTCGAAGGGTTAACTGCGTTCGGGACAGATGCTTTCCGCAATGCGATTTTTGTGAATGCTTCTGAGGCGATGGGGTATCTGGCGGCTACCAACTGGCAGGAAGGGGAGCGAAATCTGATTGCGGGCAATCAGGCCGCTGTAAAAGTTGTGCGGGGTAATAGCAGTATTCATCTTGGGGCGTTTGCCGGGAGTAATTTTACCGATTCAAACTTCAACATATTCCTCGGTGTTGGAGCTGGAAATAACATCTCGGCGACGACGCTGACCCCGAGTTACTGTCTGGCGATCGGTCATGATATCTCAGGCATCGCTGGCTCTCTTATTGCTGGGAAAATGGATACCCGGAGATTAGGTGTAAACACACTTCCTGAAAAAATTATGGGAACGCTCCATGTCCGCACATCTGACTATGGCCCTGTAACGCCTGCTCATGGAAATGCCGACGACCTGCTGGTTGAGAATGATACCAATACTGGGATTACAGTCAGATCTGGTGCAACTGGATTCGGTAGTCTGTTCTTTGCTAACCCCTCCTCTCAAAATAGGGCGAGCATTGTCTACAACCACGCCAATGACACGATGACACTCAGAACGGCCAGTGCAGACCGATTTTCTCTGGACAGCGCCGCATTCTTTCCAGCCACGGATAACACGCTTTCAATTGGTAAGGCGTCAAATCGTGCGTCTGTGATATACGCGAGCACTGGCTCTATTAACACTTCCGACAGCCGCGCAAAAACAGATATTGAGGAACTGAATGCTGTAGAACGAGTTGTCGCGATAAAACTGAAGGGGCTTATTCGCCGTTACAAATTCTTGGATGCCATTGCAGATAAAGGAGGGGAGGCGCGGTATCACGTCGGCATTATCGCCCAGGAAGTAAAAGCCGCATTCGAGTCGGAAGGGCTGATTGCGGAGGACTACGGCATCCTCTGCTTTGACGAGTGGGATGACCAGTATGAGACCATCGCGGCAGAAACAGTATCTCACCCGGCAGAATACAGCACGCTCGTTGACGGCAATGGAAATCCCCTGGTGCTCAGGGAGGCATGGGAAGAGGTGGTTAAGCCAGAGGAAACGGTTAAAACTGTGGTTGCCGGGAACCGCTACGGCATCCGCTATGAAGAGCTGCTGTGCTTCATTATTGCAGCGATATAGTTTCACGCTTTTTATAAGTTATTGCTATAACTAATCCATATCATAGGAAGCTGTTATTTAAATGTATTATAGTGTCTTAATAAGGGCGAAATTCTCTGTTTGAATCTTTATTAATCATTTAATTGTTTCTCCTGCTATATTGTGGTTGCCTTCACTCAAAATGTAGTCAGGAGAAACTTATGCTTCACTAATGTGTTGTCGGTTAGTGGTAATGTTGCTGATGGGTCGGAGTGAACTGCTCCCATTCTTTAGCTTTGTTTCTGGAGAATGTGAGTGTTCCGTTCCTTTCAGCACATAAAAACATTCCATTTCTTTTGATTGTGATTTTGTTCTGGTCTTTATTTAAGGAGATTTCCGCACCATCGAAAATATCAACAATAGACAGGCTGGATTCTTCGAGGATAGCGGTTGTATATGAATTCCCCATTTTAACTAAAATTATCAGAACTGATTGGTTATCAATATTGTTGATTCCCTCGTGGGATATCTTTTTTGTTTTTTTATTAAGTATCAGATATGAGCCATGATGTGTTCTGATGCCTTCAATAATTTTTATAATAGCATTCTTAGGAGTCTGCTCTTCGAGTAATGAATGTGCCACTGCCTGACTTAAGGATAAAGAGTTTACGTTGTGTTCAATATTGTGTTGTATGCTGATGTCGCAGTCTTCCCAATATAAAAGACTGGATAACTGCATTTTGTGTAAGATTTCTTTATATTCTCGCGTAATTACTGGGTGATAATCAAGCGTTCCAGGTGTTAAGCAATTTATTGAAAGATGATTAATAATCGGGGCTTCATTAAAAGGCACGAAAATCTTCATGAATTTTCCTTCCTCGTTTCGTTGAGTATAGGTTAAACGCACGTTATGACTGATGCCCTGAGAATCATTATAATTTAAAATGCAACTAGTATTATATGCATTAATATAAACGCCCAAACATGAATGCTGAGTATTAATATCTAATGAAGTATTAATATCTACGTCAACAACATCCATGGACAAAAGTGAGTTTTTAAATGTTGTGGTTTTGTTGTTTAAATGATTTGCGGATTGCGTTATGAAATGAGAGGAGTAGTTATTACACGCATGGTTAAACTGATGGTTATATTTTGGCAATTCGTTGCCAATTGCCATGCCTATCTCATAAGATAGTTCTCTTTTAGGATGGGCCTGATGTTTCTCATATAAAGAATCAACTGAATTCCCATGTAAAAACGCTTTAAGCAGTAATTTGATGTCTACAAACTGACATCCAATTTTTTTGGCTATTTCCTTTCTTGATTTATAAACTGAGGATTCCTCATTAAAAGCCCATTTATTACAAAAACCCAATACGATCAGATTGGTTTGACTAGCGATTGTGGAATATATTTCGTAAATGACTTTCTCATTTTTTTCATTAAAGCCATAGCCTTTTGCCTTATATGCGTATTCTTCATCGTTAGGAATGGAATCAAAAAAAACATAATTATAGGCAGAGAAATCTATCGACATTTTATCCGCAAACTGGATGCCAGGTGAAGCGCCAACTGACATGCTAACAACATCATGCTCTTTAAGAGCGGCCTTTAATCCAAAACTCCATCCATCTTTTAAAATAGAGTTTGATGTTCCTAGAATCAAAACTTTCATTTAAAACATTTCCATTGTTAATTAAAT